ACCCTTGAAGTAATCAGGATAGCCGTACTCAAGGCCGGCACAAACGTATTTTACGCCGGTGGTTCAGTAACTTCCAGGGCGACAGTTCTAAGCCCACCTGTTATTGGCGATTTTCATAGGATTTACAGGCATTTCAGAAAGTATAAGGCTCAGATGATCTCCAAGATCGTCAAGGCCTCTCCTATGATCTCCACGGCGCCAGTTGAGGAAGCCTTCTTTTGCATGGGTTCAACGGACCTCGATGCTGATATCCGGGGTTTAGCAGGATTTATTAAGGCCGCTGAGTATTCGGACAGCAATAAGGCCCTTCCCCATGAGATAGGGTCTGTCAACCAATTCCGGTTTATCCTTACGCCTCTGTTTGAGCCCTGGCTGGCGGCTTCTACAAATGCGACCAGCTCTACATATTTGAGCAATGGCATAAGCACGACTGGCTATCCGGATGTGTATCCATTGATAATCGTCGCTCAGAACGCTTACGGTATCGTTCCTCTTCAGGGACAAAACGCCGTTAAGCCGACAGTTCTTAACCCCAATGTGCCGAGAGGCGGGGACCCACTTGGTCAATTAGGGTGGGTATCATGGAAAACGATGCAGACCTCGGCCATTCTTAACCACAACTGGATCGCAAGGCTTGAGTGTTGCGCCACGGCGGTCCCAACGGTTTAGTAAATAATTAATAATCGAGAACCCTAAGAGTTCCTAACTATAAAAAAATAATAAGGAGGACATATTATGGGAAAAATAGTAGCAGGAACTTTCATGCTTCCGGGGTCTGATATCGATCTGATTTTCGGTATTGGCTTTATTCCGGATTATGTCAAGGTTGTTGATCCGAACGCAAATGAAGCGCTCATGGAGTGGAATGTTCATATGTCACGGATTTTGGCAGTTGCAGGCGGTATTGAAATAGATGACGATGGCGCTATCACACCGAACACAGTAGATATAGGGATACAAATATATCGTGGTGGTGATGCTGTTACAGCAGCGCAGGCCTCAGCCGGAAATTGCCGTATCTGGGATAGCCTGGATTATTCCAAGGCTGCGAATGCCGATCCATTGACATATTCAGACCTGACTCAGTGGACGCTTGATTCAGCGTATACCGGCCACTGGAATTCAGAATGTAACACCACATATGTCGGCGCAGGATCATTCATCTGGATTGATGGCAAGCGGTATAGTGTTCAGGCATTAGCCTCAAACGGTGAAACGGCCACAGAAGTGACCCTGAATGAAACCGGCGTAGTTTCCGGCCAGATTCAGAAAATATCGAATAAGGTGAGCATGAAGGTAGCGACGGCAAAAAAGATTATGCCCGCTGGATTCTGGATTGATTCAACCGCTACCCTGTTTACCGCGACCACTGAACTGGCGTATTTTGAGGCAGGGACATACGATAATTAACACGGGTAAGTGTAAGCCCGATATACAATAACCAACGAATCCCTTTGAGGATCTTTAAATCTTTGGAGGGATTAGAATGTCTAAGGAACCAGATTCTCAAGAACAGCAAGAAAAATTTATTAATGAATTTAAGTCTTTAACCCAAACGAATCTTATTGAATATGAGAAGGAAAATAGGGGTAAGATTAATACTGCTTCCCGAGAAGTCAGGAATGCCTTTGATGATAAATGGAAAAAGGTAATAGGAATATCCTATTGGCAACCCGTAACTAGCCAAAAGGTTTATGCTGATCCAAAAATTGAACGGGTTGATCCTAAATCGAATAACTATATGATAAACGGCGAAGAAGGCTTTTGGGAAGTCATCTTTTCGGCTAAAAGCAATCCCAATGATCAGACCGATGTGACTTTGACCGTTAATGGGGAGTGCCTTTCTATAATCCGTAACAAGCCGGTTATTCTTCCGGGGCGCTTTCTTGAATGTGCGGATCACGGCGAGTTCCCTACTTATAAACAAGAACCCGGCCAACCTCGTAAAATTACATCTCATGTGAAGTTTTTCCCTTACACGACTATGCGCCAGGCCACAAAAGCTGAATACATCAAAATGAGAGCCGATGGCGACCGGATCACAAGGGAGAAACGGGAATTTGAGGAGAGAATATAGTAAATGGCTTCCGAAATCACCAACTTAGGTTTAGTCAATAAATGCAAGAGGTTTATCCTCAAAGATCCTACCGTAGAAGCCCTTGATGATCTTATCCAGGATGCCCTTATCTCAGCAGAAAGGGAGATCCGGATGGTTGATCAAATGGGTGCGCCTCTTGCATGGCTCAGGGATCGGTATGACGAATTGTTTACTCGGCCTTATGCCGCTATCTCCGCTATCACACAGGCAAATCCTGGGGTAATTACCGCCGCTTCTGCTAATTCCAATATAGAAGGCCATGGGTTCGAGAATGACGACCTGGTGATGATTAATGGTAGTGGGGGTATGAAAAGACTCAACAACCGTATTTTCCGGGTCTATATGGAGGAAAAGGTAACAGACGGAAGTTTCGCGGCCACGGCTACTCATTGGACTTCTGGATCTGGCTGGACATTAAATGCTGCTGTTACCTCTGATGCCGATCTGGAAGCAAAGGTCGAGACCGCCACAGCGGGGAAGAAATATGAGGTAATCTTTACCTTAACAGGAGTTACAGTCGGAAGCATTACGCCTCAATATGGCGGGGTTGACGGGGATGCCGTTACAGTCAATGGGACTCATACTCAATATATCACGACCACAGGCACAGGGGTTTTGAAATTCCAGGGAACGGGATTTTCTGGGACGGTCTCTTATGCAAGTATTACGGAAGCAGATGATTTAAGCCTGAAACAACTTAACGATCAACTTACCATAGATACGTCAAGCTATGAAGAATATAATTCTGGCGGAACAATATATCATGTCGGTATAAAACTGCCTCATGCCACGATTGAACCTACTTCAACCCTTGAATCAACAGCGGATTATAGGTGGAAGATTGGTAGGGTATTCGGGGTTATGTTTGATTTATATCCCGTTGAATATTTCACTGAAGAATCTCAGTTTAATGATGCAAGATATTGGCAATCCGAGGGGCGGCCAAGACACGCGAGATATGTGAGACTTAACTATTCGAGCCCGATACAATCCGGCACAGAGCATTTTATTATGTTTCCGCCAGTAGGCCAAAGATATAATATCGGGGTCCAGTTTGAAAAGTCTTATCCTGATTTGGCGACATTCACTACCGCCGTTTATCCGCCTCATCCGCCTGAGACACATGACTTTATATGGCATCGGGCTCTGGCTAACCTTTCCGGGAACGCCGAGAAGATGCGCCGAACGACTAAGGATGGCGGAGATAATACCAAGATCGAGATCATGCACGCGCAGATATGGACTGCGAAGGTTTTAGAAGAAGAAAGGAAAATAATTGATCTTAACCGGAAAATGTTGGGTGGATCCGGTAATATGGGGATGAGGGCGTAAAATGAAAAAACTCCTTCAAATAATATCTATTTGCCTGTTTTTATGTCTATCTATTCCTGTTTTCTCAGGCACCATTGACACTTCCAGTAGCACGGCCGCGACTCTTATTACCATTGTCCGGGCCGACCTGAATGAAGCCACGGCTTCTTTTTGGGCTGATACTGAATTTACAACATGGATAGACGAAGCCATTACAGAAATAAACAACCTGGCAAGATGTCTTGAAACTACTGTAAGCGATGTGTTATTAGTCGCTAATGATTATGATTATGCCTTTGCTGTTTCATACCTTGATATTGAATCGATCATCCATGACAATGGTGACACGACAAGCCCGCAAAGGATATTCTCTTTAGCGAAGGCCGATATAAAAGATATAGGGCATGAGAACGAGAAAGGCCGACCAAAGATATACACTCTCTGGAATGACAGTATTATTGTCTGGCCGATCCCTGATTCTACTCAAGCCGGGACTACCCTTCATGTCTATTATATCCCAATGCCCTCCGGTGTAACAGCAACCACGAGCCCCATCGAGACCCCTGCCTATTTTGACCCTGCCATAGTGGATTATGTGAAAGCAAAAGCCTACTACAAAGACAACAAAAGCATTTTAGGAGATAAATTTATGGCGCTATTCCAAGCAAGAATAGCTAATTACACTTCAAATGTAGTCAGGAGAGGGGACGGGCCGAAATTAGGGCAGTAAACAATTTAGAGACCCGACTATTAAATTATTGTGGAGACCATAAGGTATGTAAACACCCTTTTATATAGGTTTACGCAAAAAAGGGGGTTTACATTTTTTATCAACTTCCAGCTGAATTTGGTTGTATTTATTGGGAACCGAAATGATCAAAAAAATCCTCAAATATATATTTATACTTTCATTGATATTAGTTTGTCCTTCTTATGCTCAACAAGACGCTCAAGAAGAAAGTAATTTTATAAGCTATCCCTTGGCGGGCTCCCTTAATAGAACTGCACCCTATCTTTCTATGGAACCCGGAAGTGTCCAAGAACTTTTAAATATGGTTCGGCCTTCTCCTGGAGCACCAGGGTGGAAGACAAGGGCAGGGACAACCAAGCATAATACGACAACTCTCGGGGCCCATGAGGTTAAAAGTCTCCATAATTATTACAATAAAGACTCCAATACTCAATATCTTTTCGCTCAATTCAACGATGCCATTTATTCTGCGACCAATATTCCACCGACAGCCGGGGCTACCTTCGGATCATCTATTTATAGCCTTACAGCAAGCTCAGGGACGGCCTTTTCTGCCACGGTGGGAAATGATGTCGTATTTGCGGCTGATGGCAGTTGCCCCTTTATTTTTGCAGGGATCTCGTATGCCGATGGTGTTTTAATAGACCGAAATGTAACCGGAGAGTATTATCAAAACGCGTGGAGTGAGACCAGGAATGCTGATACTACCGATTATGTGACATTTATTAGCGGAACCACAGATTATGTTTATGTCATATCCCACAGAAGACTTGACACTATCTATCTTAGCTTTGCTTCAACCTATGTAAATGATGAAACAGCGGATGCGACTGTTTATACCAGACAAGCAGGAGATTGGGCTGCTGTTGAAAGTCTTAATGATAATGGAGTAACAACTTCTGGCAAAGCCTTTGCTAAAAGCGGGGCCCTGACATGGACCTATTCAGCTAACGATGAATCCTATATTTTACCCAATTCTAATATTCAAGGCTTTATCTATCGGATAGGGACCTCCGCTGCATTGACCGCCGGGATCAGGCTTTATCAGGTCAGGGTTGATGGGGATGCACAAAAACTAACTCCTTTATGGGATAGTATGTGGATGCCGGCCACAGGATGCTTCGTGTCCGGAACTACGACCTATGAAGATTTTACCTATGAAGTCACGGACGGATCAGAGTATTCATATGTCCTGATGGATGGATTTACGACTATTTATGTCGGTTTTGTCCAACCTGTTACGGCTATTTATATTCAAATAACATCCGATACAAACAATGATACGGTTGCCAATACTCCTACAACTTATTACTGGAACTCCGCGACACCTGATTTTACCACAGTCGGAAGCCTCGATGATTCAAGCACACAAGGCGGGTTTTCCCTTACAAGAGATGGCATTATTCAATGGGATGGGGATAATATCAGCGAGAATGAGAGGAATTTCGGCGGCAATCCGATTCAAATGTATTGGTATAAGATTATCTGGTCAAGTGCCTTTGCCGATACAGACGCAGACGAAGATGAACTAGGTATAACGGAAATATCAGGGGCCTACAAGCCTAATACCATTTTAAAGAAATATGACGGGGTAGCGTCTTATAATGGCCGTGCTGTTTTTTGGCCCGGCAAGTTCTACGAGAATGGATTGGACTATACTGCTGAAGGCAAGGCATGGATAACTCAAGGCATCGATGCCGGAATGACGGGCGGGATATTTGGGCCTGGTGAAGTAAATGCTTTCATCCAGCTTTATTCTTACGGGATTGTCAGTACCAAGAACCCTCCAAGCCTTTTCATTTATGAAGGTAAAATCCCGACCAAATTTGATGAACTCCGGTTGACATCCAATATAGGCGTTGTCGCACCTCATACCCTATTATTGATTGAAGATTCGGTAAAATTATTTAATCAGAATAGAACCGTCCATGCCGTTATATTTATGGCCCATGATGGGGTTTATTTAACCGATGGTCAGACGGTGATCAATATCAGCCAGGAAGTATCCGATTATTGGAATCTTAACTCAACATATTATATAGAACCCTCTTATGCTCATATTTCCTATGCCTGGCAAGAATACAATGAGAGAACTATTCATTTTGCTGTTCCTATTCATGTTTCTGGAATCCAAACGACCTGTAATTATGAACTGATTTATAATTACCTCTCGGGCGAATGGTATGATCTCCATAAAAGATACTTGCCTATGTCCTGCGGGATTTCCTTGATAGGTTCGGATAATGCCCGATATGCCTATGCCGGCGATTATACGGGATTTGTTTTCAAGACCGGAACCGGCACAAGTGATTGGGGAAACCCTATCGAGTCTTATCTGATTACGAGCGATTTCAATCCATACGGAAAATTGACTTTATCCTCTGTTTTCAGACGTTTATCTGTTAAGGCAAAAGCTCAATTATCTGGTGAGATAGCTATTTCTATGTTCCCGGATGGAAAGACAACTGCCTTGAGTCCTTCGGGAGTGACGACAATTTCGATGGTCAATTCAGGATATGGGTTTACGTCTCAAAATGGGGAAGCGATAAATCTCCAGGGAACCAAGGCTGAGAGCATGGCGTTCAAGTTTGATGCCGGATCTGCGGCTGAAGAGACCATGGAGGTGTACGGTTTTACAGTAGAGACACAACCAGTTAGAGAGGCATGGGAATAACAATTTAGAAACCCAGGAGGTTCTATGAGAAAAGTCTTATACTTAATGGCTTTCCTTATACCGATAGTCATTTTTCCTCAGATTATAGAAAATGCCTTTTTTACCCCGAAACTTCTCTTAATGATGATCGGGGCATCGATCTTGACCATAATGGGTCTTGACAGATTGAAGTCTTTACCTTTGGTGGTAAAATTATTGATAGCCTTTAATCTGTTTTCGCTCTTTTACACTTTAAACCCTTACTATACGAAGGTAGCGGTTGTTTTCAATGTCTCATGCCTTTTGGTGTACTTTATCACTTCCAGAGCATTTACTGAAAGTAAAACAGTAATCCGGCTCATGGCGGTTATTCTGATAACCGGGGTACTTGTCTCAGCATTAACCTGGTGTCAGTATTTCGACCATTATCTCTTGATGCCATGGATTAAAAAGGAAAGCAGGCTGTATATCGGGACGATAGGTAATTCAAATTACCTAGGGACTTATCTATTATTTCCTCTATTTTCTGCCCTAGGCCTTATTGTTATATTGAAAGGTAGGTGGAAGATTTTACCGTCTTTGGCCTTTCTCCTGATATTTGGGATGTTCATTCTTGCCAGGGCCCGGTCTTCATGGATCGGGTTTTTTATTGGCATAGCTCTCTTTATCTCGCTCTTATGGGATAGGAAGAAAGTAAGCCTTAAAGCAATTTCTCTTGGTGCGGTTATCTTAATTGTTTGGGGGATGGTGTTCTTAAACTTCATACCAAAAGGGACCTTTACCAAATTCGATTCTTTCAAGGTCAGAATTTATGGAGATTTCCCGGCAGCTATCGAAGTATGGAAGCAAAACCCTTTATTTGGTACAGGGTTATGGTCATATAGGAACCAGGTTTATGAAGCTCAGGCAAGGATAGAGCAAAGGGATAAAGGCTATCTCTCACAGGATTTTTTATTGATAGATGGACCAAAATCAAGGGAAGTACATAATGAATATCTTGAGGTCTTGGTTGACGGCGGACTGGTAGGTGCTTTTTTATGTGCATGGTTTATCGTCTTTGTCATGCGGCCGGGGTTTGCATATCTCAAAAAGGCTGATCCCGTAAAAAAAGTTATTTTATCTGCTTTCATGTGTTCGATTGTAGCCGTTCTGGTAGGCGCCCTTTTCTTCTTCCCTTTCCGGGTGATGACAACGGCCTTCATGTTCTCTTTAAGCCTCGGGGTGGTGAGTGGGTATATCCAAACGAGAAAGCCATAAAGATTATTATTCTTGCCGTTTAATAACTGCGGAAAGCAAATATCTTTTCGGTGAGGGCAATATGCGAATCATAGTAATCTTGATATTGGTCTTCATTATATGGACACAGGGGATTGATAGACTTCTAGGCGAGATTGAATTTATGAAATTTAAGACGGTCGCATCGACAGTCGAGGCCGAAAAGCATCTTGTCAAGGCATTGCGATATGACCCCGATAGTTCCTATTACCAAATCGAGGCGGCATTTTTTTACTTCTATACGAATAAACGAATAGAGGCCAATAATCTTACTAACAAAGTGATTGCTACACATAACGGGGATCTCACGCCTTACAGTTATTGGTATTTTAAGGCCCTCTTAGACGCGACAATCAGGGACCGGGAAGCAACCTTATATGATCTCAACAAAAGCCTTTACTATAATCCGAATTACAAGGAATCGATCGAGGCATTAAGGCAGATACATGAACCGACTAATTAAAATATTTTTTCTGGTTTTATTGCTCCTGATCCCTTTGAATTTAGGCGGGTTTCCAGGCATTAATGATGAAACATCTTTTATAGATGCAATGAGACAGACCCAAGAAAATGATGTGGGGAACCCCAGGGATGCTTCTTCATCTTACAGAAAAGCCTCTGAGGATAAACATCCTTGGAGAAATGGAACCTTTCTTGATATGGAGCTTATTGTTTGGCCTTCTCTTGGAGGAGATGAAAGGATTGAGATTGATCCCAGGGTTAAAGCTGAATATGGATTAGGTTGGTTTGCGGGGTGTTCTATTGGGAGTTATCCTGTGATTGTGGGAGGGTTTAATTGTCCAAATGAATTAAGCCCCTTAACTTCTGTTTATAATATCCAGATGTTAATTATCCCATATATTATCACTAATATCTCATTGAAGGGACCCGGGAAAATATTACCGGGGGGTAGTTATGGTGTAATCCCTGTAAAGTTCTATGGAAATATTGGTAAAAAAACCACGGCAGTTCTTACTGTCCAAGGAAAGAATGGATACGATATTGGTAATGGTATTCAGTGGTATGATGTCCAATGTCAACATAAGACCCTTCTTTATCCTCCCTGTTCGGGTTGTGAATGTATCGGCACGACACCGACTATCTATGATGATGATGCCGATGATGCGATTGCATCCGGTGGAAGCGTGAATCTTTGGGTGGATTCGGGTGGCACAGCGTGTCCGCCCTATACATGGTCAACGTCAGATGCAGGCTGGACGCTTGTTGATGATGATGGCGACCAAATAACAGAAAATGACCTTGAAACTATCACGCTTAGTTTAATAAGCACTGCTGGAAAAACCTGCGGAACGGATTATGCGGTTTACGCAACCGTAACCGTGACGGATGCTTGCGCGGCTACGGATGACATTATAATGCGGTATTCGGGCGGAAAATGGATAATATGTGAATCTGGTAGTGCTTCCTGCACCTCTGCCGCCTGGGCCGACGGTTCCGATGCTGGTTATACCATAATCGGTAATCACAGGGTTTACGAAGGTTGCTGTTATAAAGGGTTCGGAAGTTGTGGAAATAATCCTTATTCTGCCACGATTACCTGTTCTGTGGATGGTTGGCAATTTACAGTTTCAAGCACGCATTGTACGAGTGGCACAGGGGCTTGCCCGCAGCCGCCTTATGGACCTATTTGGTGCTGGAGACACGGCATCGCTTATTGGAGCTGTCCATGAAAATTAAAATTTTATACTTTGTTATGGGTCTGTTATTTATCTTTTTGAGTTTATGTCAGCTTGAAAATATCGGGCTCCAAAAAGAGATTGATTCCATTGAAAAAGCATTAGCCCATCGTGAAAAAATGGCCCGGATATGGGCTGATAGATATGATTTTCTCAGGTATCAGCTTTCAGCAACGAATATCAGGGTATCAATCTTAGAAAATGAATCTCAATATATAAGCTCAGATGAAATCAGACTTATGTATAGAGATATTCAGGAAGGCACATGAGGAGGGGCTTCCAAGGAGCAGGATGCTTCTTCAATAAATGAAAACGATATACTGGTTAATGAATCCAGGGAGGAGTGAAAAATGGCTACACCGATAGCATTACAAAATTTACTTACTTTATCAAGCCCGCAGTATAGTACGAGAATGACAGGGGGGGATTATGCCACAACAGCGGCATCAGCAGCCCTTGGGATAGGTGCGGGATCATATAATATAAAGAAATTAGAAGAGCAGCTTAAACAGGCCGAGAAAGAATATCAAAACTTACTTTCACAGCAGGAATTTAATAAAAAAATTACCCTACTTAATTCTGGCATGCTTTCCGAAAAAGAGAGAAATAAGATATTAGATGATTTATATGAATCATCAGGCTATGAAATTAGCCCTGGATTTAGGGGTATTTTTGGGAGGGAGAGTGATAAAAGACCATCAATGGATAACACCTTTGGTGAAGGGAACGTAATAGATTTAACCGGCATGCTTAAATCAGCCAACCTTGCATCGCGATATGGAGAAACAGAAAGTCATTTTCATGGCGGATTAGCCGGTCAAGGATATCGTGATATAGCAAGTGGTTTTAAGAATAAACTCTTAGAGCTTTTGAATTCATAGGGAGATTATTATGACAGATTACAGGCCATATTCTGTTAGACAAAAAGAGATTGAAGAATTAGTTGCAGCCCAATTGGCGGCTGAAGACGCGGAAAATAAACGTAGATACGATGAAACCGCCGGAAATGTTGAAACTTATAATACCAACCTACCTTCTGCCATTGGCCCTTCAGGATACCGAAGACCTCAAGGTCAAAGAATTGAACCTTATAGCGATTATCGATATAGGATTGCATTGAGCAATATTGCCCTTGCCCAAAAACGTCTTGATGAAGCGAGAACAGAGGAAGAAAGACAGCTTAACCTTCGAGGCGCTAGATCCACAATTAAAAAGGGAGAGGCAGAGACCGAGGAAATTGAGACAGAAACAGCAGGAGCGCAACAATCACAAGATATTATTCAGGATTTAAGACAATCAGGCGCCCTTGGGATGGAAAAAGGGAAATTAACTACTAGGGGTAATTATGAATTAACCGAGTCCGGAAAGTTAGATAAAAGCATTATGGGTTCTCAAATTAAGGATGCTGAAAAAACCATCAAAAAAATAGATGAAGGAGATCTCGATCTCAGAAACAAGATAATAATGAATTACGGATTTGAAGAACAATTTGCAGGGAGATCGCAAGATTATATAGTAAATTCAATCCGTAATCAATTGAAAATACAAACCGATGAACTCAAGAAGAAATATAGTCAAAGCTACGATGAATCTGTCAATAGAATACCGGCCACGGAACAAGCGGCTACTCCATCCCAAATAAAGGCGACCTTACAATCAGGCGAGACAATAGAGGTTGATCCACAAACAGGAAAGATAATAAGGACCCCTGCTGGTCGGCGATCACCGACAGAAACTCCCTTAGTCCAAGGGGGTTTAAGGGCTAAGGTGGGAGGTATAGGCACATTACCGGAAGGACTTACAGAAGCCGATATTGAAGCCAACATGGAGAAATACGGAAAAACCAGAGAAGAAGTAATTGCAAAATACAGACAGATGAAAGGTCTTATTCGGGGGGCTATCATAAAATAAATGCTTGATTTATTCGCAGATGAAATACAGCCGAAACAACCGGCAATTGATTTATTCGCAGACGAAAAAGGATCAACCTTTCTTGATCTGTTTGCGGATGAAGAGTCTCCTGCAGAAAAAACATCACCGAAAGATGAAGCGCCTATATTAAAATTAGCAAGGGCAGAAAGAAATATTGGTAAAGCGATAATTAAAGGAGCTACGGATATCCCTAGTGGTATAGCCTCTATGCTAGAAAGAAAACCTGCCCTCATAGGAGGTTTGAACTATTTTCTCCCTAAAGCTGCCCGAGGGGGAATAGCGGAAAAACTGAGAATACCGTCTAAAATAGCCCCAGAAATCGGAGAACCCGGGTTTGAAAAGGGAATGCCATCTTTCTTTGAACAATCTTTCACTGGGCTTGCTCAGTCTGCTGTACCCATGGTAATGCAGTATCTTGCACCAGAAGTAGGAATGGCATCTATTTATGCCCAAATGAAAGGATCAAAATATGACCAGCTTATAAAAGAAGGAGTGACAGAAAACAAAGCTCAAGTTGCAAGCGACATTCATGCGTTATTAGGAACCCCTATTGAGTTTATGGGCAACTTGATTGCATTTAAAGGCCTAGGAAACGCCTTTGCCGGTATGGTAACGAAGGCCGGGATGAGTACAAAATTAGGGAAAATCCTCTGGGGTTTGCTTGAAACAGGGATTGGGGAAGGAGCAGAGGAATACGGTCAAGCCGGAACAGAAGTTATAGCCGATGAATATGCTAAGAATTACGATAAACCCGTTAGCGAAATAACATCAAATATAATAAAAACATGGGCATCCCCGGAATTTCAAAAACAAGCCTTACTACAAACTGCAATGGGATTTACTGGCGGTGTTACATTGGGTATCGGTGGTTCTATGGTAGGCGGTTTGGCTCCAGAGGTAAAAGAGGAAGAAGAAATTAAACAAACCATACCCGAAGACTTCCTTAATACAGTCCGAACCGAACTCCTTAATGATCGAGCTACACCTGAAGAAGTTATAAATCTGAAAACCGAGGCCCCGGAATATGCGGATAGAATAGACCAGATACTTGAGGAATATAAACAACAAGCCGTATCAAAAGCGGTTATATCTGGACCCGGGGAAGAAAGAACAGCGGAAGTCCAAAAGATATTAAATCTGAAACAGGTTGTAGCGCAAAAATTTGAGCAAATAGCTAAGGCCCAAGAACAACAACCCGCTATATTGCCGACAGAACCTAGCAAAGTTCAGGAT